GTACACCCGGTGGTCCAAAAAAGTTTTCCGTTTATGTAAAAAAACCCAATGGAAACATTGTTAAGGTAAATTTTGGTCATAAGGGTGAGGGTGGAAAAAAGACTATGAGAATTAAAAAGAGTAATGCTGCTCGTAGAAAATCATTCCGTGCTCGTCATAATTGTCAGTCTCCTGGACCAAGACATAAAGCCAGATATTGGTCCTGCCGTTTTGGATGGCCAAGTTCTGGAAAAGGTGCAATAGATAAAACATAATAAATGAATGCAGTAACTTTCAAATCAATGCTAACTCCCGAAATGGGAACTAATAATGTTACGGACACTGATCATGCTGCACAATTACTTGCAGATGCATATGATTTGGCTAACATAGGTTCGAGTTGTACCTTTTTTGGATCAACAGTAATTAGTGGTGACAAAGATACATTAAAAAAATTCATAAAGTTAGCTTTCGATACGAATAAAACAACTAATACAAAAAGTGGTTTTATTTTAATGGCAACTGGTTTTTGTTCATACTGGTTGAAGGCAGTTTTTACACCACTACCAACTTTACCGCCGTGTATTTCCCCATTAAAAGGCACTACTGTTCTTTTTCCAGGAGAACCAACAGAATTGGAAAAGGATTTGATAAAGGCATTTGACCAACCTGAATTTGAAATGTTCACAGATACCCTTTACAATGCACTCGTTGCCCATCATACTAAAATTGCAGGAACATATAATGGATTGGTCCCGGCATTCCCATCACCAATACCTGGCATATTTCCTTGGGTTGCCATATTAAGTGCTCCATTACCAGACACAGGAACATCAGGAACAAGTGGAACGGAAGGTACATCTGGAACCGGTGGAACTGACGGAGGGGATGGAGCTGGCGGAACTTCTGGTACATCTGGAACTGGCGGAACGGGTGGAACTGGCGGAACTTCTGGTACATCTGGAACTGGCGGAACTTCTGGTACATCTGGAACTGGCGGAACTTCTGGAACAGGAGGTAGAAATACAACAAGTGGAACGGGTGGAACATCTGGAACTTCCGGCGAAAAAGGTGTGGGTGGATTTGATTTGAATGGTGTTAGTGATATAAATGTTAAACGTAGAATTTTGAGAATAGTTCGTGCTGCTAATAATAAGTTTAATGCAGATTGGGTTGTTCAACTTTCAACTCAAACTTACACAAACCCTATTCCCGATAGTATAAAAAGAGAAATTGCTTTTAATACATCATTACAAAAAGAAATCGGTAATCTAAAAGGACAAGACGTTAATAGGATATATTACATATATGATATTATGATTGCAGATAATAACATAACACTTGATGACAATACCGGATATGTAAAAACTGGAACAACTGGAATATAATTTACATATATTTATGTGTATGAATAAATGCACAGAAAATATCGTTAGAGAAATTATTAGAGAATACTTCCGTTCAGTATTGATAGAAGGGAAGAAACCCAGTGGTGGATTAACCGGTTGGTTTAGAGAAAAATGGGTTGATATTTCTCGTAAGAAAAAAAGTGGTGGTCATCCGCCATGTGGCGCTTCTGCTGGTAGTAAAGCCAGAAAAGGCGGTAAGAGATCATATCCCAAATGTGTTCCTGCATCAAAAGCCGCTTCAATGTCATCAAAACAAAAAAGAAGTGCTGTAACACGAAAGAGAAGAAAGGGTGCAACTGCTCGTGGTAAAGCAAAAATGGTTTCAACTTATACAAAGGATTGATAATGGAAGATGTTTTGGAAAAAAAGATTGGTGATTACATAAAAATTATTGCTATATCGGTTCTTTCAATTTTGTTAATATACAATGTGTATGAAAACTCACAATCAAAAGAACAGATAAAGGTTTCAACAAAAACAAAAGACAGTTTGGAAGCATTGATAAACAAATATCAATATGACTATATCGAATTGAAAAAAAAAGCCGATAAAATGGATTCATTGCTTAATGTAAAAAAAGATAAATTGGAAGAAGTAAAAGGATCTTTCAACAAAAGAAGAAAACCTACCATAAAAAATTCAAACGAAGCAATCAAGTATATCAATAAATTTTTAAGTGAGTAAATTATGAAATATGTTTTGGCGTTAATCTTTTCAACATCGGCTTTATTTGCTACTGAAAAAGATTCAGTTTACTGTTTTAATAAAAAAGAAATAACATTACTTGCAAATAAAATACAGTTACTTCGTGATTCAATAGATTATCTTCAAACGGTAGTTGATGTTCAAGATACTGTTATAGATTTATATGAATCTAGATCAGATATGTTTGTGAAACAATTAAACAATCGAGATAATGTTATTGATGCTTGTCAAAAAAGAAGCAAAGAACTTGAAAAAATAAATGAAGAACTACAACCTCGTTGGTATGATAATAAATTTTTATGGTTCCTAACTGGAGCTGCTTCTGTTGTTGGAATAATTTTAGTAGTTCAATGAGTCAGTCAAATAAAAATCTTAAAGACATAATAAAAGAAGAATTTGCTAAGTGTGCGTCTAATCCTGTATACTTTATGAAAAGATATGCAAAGATTCAACACCCAACTCGTGGCAAAATCCTTTTTGAATTGTACCCATTCCAAGAAGATGTTGTAAAAGAATTTAACAATAACCGATGGAATATCGTATTAAAATCTCGTCAGTTAGGTATTTCCACTCTTATTGCAGGATATTCACTTTGGTTAATGTTGTTCAATCAAGATAAAAACATTCTTGTTATTGCAACTAAACAAGAGACTGCAAAGAACTTGGTTACAAAAGTTCGTGTTATGTATGACAATTTGCCAAGTTGGTTGAAAACAGGTGTTCAAGAAGATAACAAACTTTCACTTCGATTTAAGAATGGTTCACAAATCAAAGCCGTTTCTGCTGCCGCTGACTCTGCTCGTTCTGAGGCACTTTCACTTCTGATTATAGATGAGGCCGCCTTTATTGATGACATTGATAAGATATGGGCATCTGCACAACAAACTCTTGCAACTGGTGGAACTGCGATTATCAATTCTACGCCAAACGGTGTTGGTAACTTTTACCATAAACAATGGGTAAAGGCAAAACTAAAAGAGAGTGCATTTAATCCGATAGAATTACTGTGGCAAGTTCATCCAGACCGTGACCAATCATGGAGAGACGAACAAGATGTTCTTCTTGGACCCGATATGGCAAAACAAGAATGTGATGGAAACTTCCTTGCATCTGGTCGTTCTGTTATTGATGGTGAATTGGTTCAATGGTATAGAGAAACTTATGTCTGTGAACCAAAGGAAAAAAGAGGTGCAGAAGACGCTTATTGGATTTGGGAATATCCAGAACCTAATAAAACATATATTGTTGTAGCCGATGTTGCTCGTGGTGACGGAAACGATAACTCAGCATTCCATGTAATTGACATAGATAATTTAGAACAAGTTGCAGAATATCGTGGAAAACTTGATACAAAATCATACGGTAATATGTTAGTATCAGTTGCTACTGAATACAATGATGCAATGTTAGTAGTTGAAAATGCCAATGTTGGTTGGGCGGTTATTCAACAAATCATTGATAGAGGTTATCCAAATCTTTATTACACTTACAAAGAAGATGGTTATATTGATCCATCTATACAAATACCAAAAGGTTATGACTTAAAAGATAAATCACAAATGGTTCCCGGTTTTACTACAAGTTCAAAAACAAGACCGTTACTGATTTCAAAGTTAGAAACGTATTTTCGTGAAAGAACACCTATTGTAAAATCTGCAAGATTAACGGAGGAACTGCTCGTATTTGTTTGGAATGGTTCAAAAGCAGAGGCACAAAATGGATATAACGATGACTTGGTTGTGTCATTTGCTATTGGTCTTTGGGTTAGAGATACCGCAATAAAACTTCGTCAAGAAGGTCTGATGAAGACACGAATGAGTTTAGACTACATGGGTAAGGCATCTGTTCCGCATAAAACAACATATGGTTTTGGTGACGATACAGGATGGAATATGAAAGTAAATGGACAAGACGAAGATTTAACTTGGTTAATAAAATAAGATTTCGTATTTTTCCTACATATTTATATTAAGTTTATATTACATAAAATAGGTGACAAATGGCTCAAAGAAAATCATTATTTGACAGATTGAAAACACTTTTTTCAACTAATGTTGTTGTTCGCAACGTTGGTGGTAAAAAATTAAAAGTTGTTGATACTGCTCGTTATCAAGCCGATGGGAACCCACATACATCAAAAGTTATTGATAGATACGGTAGATTACATGGAACAAAGGGAACCCCAATATCAGTATACAATCAATACAACTCATTTTCAGCAACAAAAATAGATTTATATTCTGATTATGAGGCAATGGACACCGATGCTATTATTTCATCTGCACTTGACATATATTCCGATGAAAGTACATTAAAAAATGATCAGGGTGATGTTCTTACAATTAGAACAGATAATGATAATATACGAAAAATTCTTCGCAATCTTTTTTATGATGTTCTTAATATAGAATACAATTTATGGCCTTGGATCAGAAATCTTTGTAAGTATGGAGACTTTTATCTCTATCTTGATGTAAAAGATGAATTGGGTGTAACGAATGTTGTTCCATTTTCACCGTATGAAATGCAAAGAGAAGAAGGAACTGATCCAGAACATATCTATATGACTAAATTTATCTATGAAGGACCTCTAGGAAAAGGAGAATTTCAGAACTATGAAATTGCTCACTTCCGTCTTCTCGGTGATACAAATTATCTTCCGTATGGTAAATCTATGTTAGAAGGTGCTCGTAAACTTTACAAACAGCTTATACTCATGGAAGATGCTATGTTGATACATCGTATTATGAGGGCACCGGAAAAGAGGATATTCAAAGTTGATATTGGCAACATACCTCCGGCAGAAGTAGACCAATATATGAATAACCTTATGAATAGAATGAAGAAGACACCTGTTATCAATGAACAAACAGGTGACTATAATCTTCGTTTCAATATGCAAAATCTGTTGGAAGACTTTTATCTTCCAGTTCGTGGTGGACAATCTGGAACTACTATTGAAACGCTTGCTGGTTTACAATATGATTCCATTCAAGATATTGAATATCTAAAATCAAAGATTTTTGCTGCTCTTAAAGTTCCAAAACCATATTTGGGCTATGATGAAAGAACAGAAGGAAAGGCAACACTGGCTGCTCTTGATATTCGTTTTGCTAGAACAATAGAAAGAATACAAAGGATAGTTGTATCGGAATTAACAAAGATTGCGATTGTTCACTTATATGCTCAAGGATATGAAAATGCAGACCTCGTAAATTTTGAACTTGGTTTGACCGGTCCATCTATAATATATGAACAAGAAAAAGTTGCTCTTATGAAAGAAAAGGTGGATTTGGCAGGAACACTTGTTGAAAAGAAACTATTTTCATTGAAATATATCTATTCAAACATATTCAATCTTTCAGAAGATGAAGCTGAGTTTGAAAAGAATGAAGTTCTTGAAGACATTAAACATGCATTCCGTCAAAAACAAATTGAAAATGAAGGAAATGATCCTGCTGTTACAAAAGAATCATTTGGAACACCACATGATATTGCAAGTATGCAAGTTCGTGGTAGTGCAAAAATGATAAATGATGTAGAAGTTCCAGAAGGTGGCTGGCCTGGTGCAGGTAGACCTGCTAAGAATTTGAATTATGGAACAGATAAAAGTCCATTTGGGCGTGATCCAATTGGAATGAAAGACGTTGGTAATACATTGAAGGTAAATAATTCACCGAAAGTTAATAGTAAAGGTGGATCACCACTATCTCTCGAAAATAAAAATGTTGAAAAATTGATTGATAGTATGTCTGGTATTAAAATTAAAACAAAGAAGATAATATCAGAAAGTCTCAAACCATCTAATATACAAGAAAATGAACCAAATTTACTGGATGAAAACAATTTATTAGATGAATTGTAATTTTTTCTATATTTATTCTATGAAAGTGCACACAAACAGGTATAAGGAAAAATGAAGAAAATAAAACATTCAAAGTTCAAAAATACTGCAATGTTGTTCGAGTTATTGACAAGACAAATAACATCGGACATCATTTCTTCAAATG